AAGTTGTCTCTTTTTGACAATGTATCACTCCCACTATGACCCGTAGCAACAGCACCCACACCAACGCCGTATACTGGGTTATTCTGCGGCATACGTTCACCATCATCAAAAGATAATGAATCTATAAAATGCATAGACGGCAATGGTTCTGATGGATTTGGCGGCTTTAAAACACCAATATTTGTTCTACACGATATATCAATTGAATACAATTTTATTGGGGGGAAATTTAATTGTTTACCAGTTGCGTTAAATGGTTCGAATATATCTATAATATCGTGTAAATTTGTCATTTGCGTTTTCCACATATTCTCCAATACTGTTCTGGCCCGGATCCGCAATTTCCGGAGGTACTGGTCAGTAGAGTTTCCTTCTTTCTTTAATTCATCAATTGCCTTCATCCATTTTGATGCGCCAAGTGGCATTCTATCTTTTCGTGATGCCATATTTAAAGGATTCATTAGTTCTGGCGGTAAATATAGATTACTATTTTTGCGTCCTTTATTCACTGACAAACGTTTCAATTCAACATCACTAATAGATGTTAATGCTAGAGGTTCAAGTATTTTAATATTAGTACAAACTACCCATACACCATATATCATTTTATCTGATACCTTCTTATCCCCGGCGCTTGCGCGTTTTGGTAGTCTTTTTCTTGAATCAGGTCTTGTATTTTCTCCTGGATTTCCGTATAATTGATATTCGTGATACAGTGTAGGTTTACGCATTTGTTCAAAACCTCCACTTGCAAAAATCTGGTGATATGTTTTCGTATTAAAATATAATTCTTTAACTTTGTTTATTGCCGCTTGGTAAGCTTGTTCTATATCACCGCCTATTTTTTTGCGATTAGACAATACAATTCTTTCCACACTTGGTATGCAAAAATCTATTCCTTTACCACTACATTCGTAATGTTGATAGTGAGGGATATCCTTATGCAATATGGTCGCCCACCCGCATTGATTTTGATTGCCAGCAATAGAAAATGCGCGAACGTCCATATCGGTTTCTTTTTCCTCATATTTATGCTGTTTTTTGATGTCATTCATTGAACCGTGAGAGTTAACGTGCCAAAAAATATATGGTTCTTTTTCGTCGCTCGTCCAGGTAACCTTTTCTTCATCTTCATCTTCTTCTTCATCTTCATCTTCTTCATCTTCCTCTTCCTCTTCCTCTTCATCAGGTTTCTGCTCCTCCATTGGAGCCTCCTCCTCCAAATCTTGCTCATGCAACTCCTGTTCCTGATTCATCTGAACCTCCTCTATTTTACTATATACTTATATTATTTATTCAACAAGTTACACTTTCATTTGTATACGTTTTTCTATGTATATGTCTAATGTGCGTTCCAATGACGCACATACTCCGAACTAAATCTTAATTCCCAGGTTTTACTATTGCCGAACGCGCGTGATAATATTGTTTACACATGTATAATATTGTTTACACGTGTGTAATGACAGTTAGTCGCTTCCGAATGCGCGTTCTGATTTGTAATCGGTGGCACGGTAATCGGTGGTGTGCGGCCGAACGCGCGCGTTTACTGTCCACCGCAACCCAGTTCAAGAGGAGTGCGCATCAGGTCAGGCGCAAAAGTGCTCTGGTTCCAAGGACCGACGTTCAACTGGGGATTGGGAGGCTCGGAGCGAATCTGGAGATTGGCATTCTTCATCGTATTGCCGATGGTGTCAATTCCCGTCAAGAAAGTTGCCGAAAGGAGATTCTGACCGAGGAGGTCACCGCTGCCCGCAGGGTTCAAACTTCCCCACTGGTTATTGGTGTCACGGGGAAGAAGGTCAGACGGGTTAGCGACTGGCAGATTGGCTGCGCCTGCTGGGGGGGCTCCACTTTGTCCGGTCATCGCATCCACGGAGTTATGTCCATTAGCGGCTGGCACAGTGGGAAGCGTATTTTGACGACTGTTGGCTTCAACCTTAAGAGATTCGTAAGGAGCGACGAACTTTTGGTCGGAATAGTTATAAATGGCGTATACAAGAACAATCGCACCTAAAATCACAAGGATGTGATTGGCACGAATTGTTTTCTCTAAATCAGACAAAAAACTCATTCTTATAATTTAAATGTATATAAAATAAATGATAAAATAATGTAATCCATTCGTCAGAATGTCTCGGCGTCGGCGTCGGCGTCGGCGTCGGCGTCGGCGTCCGTATCCGATGATTCTGAATCAACATCCAACAAATATGCGGCTTTTATTTCTTTTGCCTCTAAATATGCGCGTATGGCGGCTTTTTTGGCCTCTTGTGCTTTATGTTTTGCGATCTTGTACATTTCGTAAAGGACATCCTTGTGTTTTTTTAATGTAATCGCATTCGTTGCCGCGAATGTAGTAGTGATTGTTGAAAGTGGCTCCGCCGCCCCTGCTAATTCAGGGAATTCTGGTTCACGTGTATCAATGATATCTGGAATATTCTTAAAATCTATATCTATTTCGGTAAATTCAAAATGTTTCAATGGCGCGGGTTCGGGCGCGGGTTCGGGCGCGGGTTCGGGCGCAGGTTCGGGTTCGGGTTCGGGCGCAGGCGCAGGCGCAGGATTCATTCCTAAATGTTCTGTATTCACAATGACTGTTTCTGTTTCTGCTTCTTTTATCGGTTTTTGTTCCGACGAATTCCGTTCCGTGGATGGTTCCGCAATGACACAAGTATCAAACAAAGGAATATCCGGAATAATCAATACTTGCCGCAGCAATAATTCTATCTGGAAGTTACGTGAGGTGAATCGGATACCCTGAAACTCTATAATTGAAATGATAGAATGTTCCGCCTTAATATACTCTACCGGCACAACCTGCTTATTTTCATCAAATACTTTACACGAAAATGGCTGAATATGCGTCAACTGTCGGTTGGGTTCTAAATTCACGCGAAGGAGAAAGTTCCCCGTTTTATATGCGCGGATAGGTGACGTAAATGAGTTTTCAATATCAGTTCGGTCTAATTCTTGGGTAAACCACAAATTTCGTTTCTCGTAAAGTAAATCCACCGACCTTTTCTCTAAATTCGTTATCCATTCAATGAATTCAGTGTCGGCATCGGATGTCGTTACTAGTAAATCAATATGCGCTTTTTTACCGGTTATCACGATACCTTGCTTTGACTGCACCTTTGTCGTCTGGATATAAAGTGGTTGCTTACTTTCACGGTAAGAGTATCGTGTCATATATGAGCCGCCTACAATGCTATTTGGATGTGTCAATTGTAATTTATCAAAGTTAAACGTATCATCTCCGTGGAATACGTTCATTGCGTAGTAACGAGTGTAGCGTAATACGAATGAATCAAAGATTAGTATGACGCTATAAAAATAATACAAATAGAATACGAATATGATTAGTGCTTGCCGCCGTCACATACGCCTAAATCCGAACACCCTTCTGTTGCAATGAAATTGCCTAGATGATTTAGGATAAGTGGCGCGGTTTGATTGACGGCACCGGAACATAATGATTGGACACTTGGCGGTAGAATGGAGCATATTTGGTGTAAATCATCGGTCACGAATTCTATAACTTTAGGATTGTGAAGAATCGTTTCGTTTAATCCATTTGCGAGATATTTACATGCGTCACATACAATCGGTGGGTGTTTTTCTATAGTGAATGCTTCGCGATGTTCTTCGGGGTGTGGGTGAGCGACATCAATATTATTGTGGTGTTTCGTTTCGTCCGCGATGAATGGAGGAGATGCGTCTGTTCTACCAATTAAGCTAGAATCACACAAAAACAACAGTCCGAGAAGGAGAATAATCTTCATATTATATTTTTTATACATATAAAATTATTTCTATATGTAGTATATAATCATTTATTTATATGTCTAGTAAACGTTCTTCTAGAAAAGGCCAGAGCCAGAGCAAGAGCCAGTCTGGTGGTTCAGGTTCTCCAGAAGTTCCACAAATCTCTCAGGCAACCCTTCAAAAAGCTGGAGAGATGGCCCAAAACTTGTTGAAATCCGCAATGTCCCAGGGCAGTGGTGGTCAGGTTGGTGGTAGTGCCGCTGCTCCTGCTGGTGCTGCTGCTCCTTCTGGTGCCGCTGGTGCCGCTGCTACCGTGGGTGGTGCTCCCAATGCTGCCGCTTCTGAGGCCGGCCTTACGTCGGCAATGGCAGGTGGTGCTGTTGCTGGTGCCGTCGCTGGCGCAGAAGCATACACGTCACTGAAGGGTTCACCTATTATGGGTGGTGGTCGTCGTCGGCGTGGACGCAAGTCTAAGTCGCAGTCTCTGTCTAAGTCTCTGTCTAAGTCTCAGTCTAAGTCTCAGTCTAAGTCCCAGAAGGGTGGTATGGTTCCCGGTCTTATGACCGCCGTTGAAAGTGCTCTTGTTCCTTTAGGACTTTACCTTGGTCAAAAGGCCCTTCAATCACGCCGTTCTGGAAGCCGTTCTTTCGGAAAGTCGTTTGATTTTCGTCGCGCATCTCGCCGCACGCGCCGTCGCAGGTAGTGTAGCCGCGAAGCAGCGTAGCCGCGAATGAATATAAACATAACTCGTTGATATTTTTATATTCGCGTATTCAATGAATCCGACATCTATTATGACCGCAATCCACGCAACACCGCCTACCCTTGAAACCAAAATCAAACGCTGGGTAGAATTAGACAATAAGATAAAGGAATCCGCAGAAGAAATCCGCGATATTCGCACCGAGAAGTTAATCATCAATGATGAAATCCTAGAGATTGTGGAAGAGAAACAACTTGGTAAGGCGACCGTGAATATTTCCGACGGAAAGTTGCGTTTTGTCACTGCGAAACATACGACTCCATTGACGCTGACATATATTGAGAAATGCCTCGGCGAATTAATCACAAACGCAAAGCAAGTGGAGCAGATTATGACATATATTAAGAAGAATCGCGAGACGAAGATTACGACGGAAATTAAGCGTGTATATAATACGAAATCGGGTGCGGGTGCGGGTTCAGGCGCAACGACCAAGCCTGACGGAGACGACCACAATCACGACAGTGACAACGACGAATAATCGTTCGGTAAAACACGCGAAATCATAATATATACTTATTTCAGTAGAACAATGAAAATAGACCAGTTTTTCAATCCATCAGAACATTTGGTGTTACACCAAGATAAAGAAGGAAATATGATTGGTGGTGGATATAAAGTGAATAATATACTATACCAGAATAAGATGCCCTTGTTTGTATCCCCGATGACGGGTGGCGGCAGCGGAGGTGTACACGACGACGGAGAGAATCCACATTTCATCCCTGAAAAGTTCAGCGACCTGTTTCGCGATTTAGCAGTTCCTGCTGGGTTATTTATGATGCCTGCGCTGTTTCGTCCACGCAATTATGCTTCGTGCGTCACGGAGCCGAAGGCAGAGGCGAAGGCAGAGCCGAAGGCGAAGGCAACGGCGAAGGCAACGGCGGACACCGAAAGCGACAGCGAAAGCGACAGCGACGACGAGACTGACCCTCGTAAACCCGTCCCCAATGATATTTTTGATACTCTTCTGTCACTCGTTACACCCAGCGAGAGAATCCAACACGATGTTAAGACACGACGCAACAAGGGCGTTGATGTAAAGAAGCGTATGAATAATACGAGGAGAACGAAGACGAAGGCGATGGCGTAACGTAGTAGTAGCAGAAATAATACCACCGATTGGTTGTATTATTTATGAAATGGAATGGAATGGAATGGAATGGAATGGAATGGAATGGAATGGAATCGCGAGCGGTAGCGTAGCGAATGGAATCGCGAGCGGTAGCGTAGCGAATGGAATCGCGAGCGGTAGCGTAGCGAATGGAATTACAATGCAATTTCAGTGATTTTCATTGATGCGTCAAAGTGCGCCTTATAGAATGTAACCGCGTCATCACCATTGAGTCTTGATAATACGATGTTGAACCGAATCGGTGAGAGACCAGAATTGTTATAACAACCAGCAATCGGAAAAAGCGTGCTGCTTCTACCCGCGGCTCCGTCGCCACTTTTGAAATATTGGTCTCGTCTTCCAATTGGGAATTCTACTCCTGGAATGGTTATTTCTGCGCGAAATGAATCTTCCGTATTGCCAGGAGTGCTCGTGTTTCCGAACATTGTATACAGTGCACTGTATTCCACAATGATTTTAGAATTATTGGATTTGGGTGTATAATCGTAATATGCAACAGTTCCACTCGATATAACTGAATCGGTTTGATGGAGTAACGCGTCATTTCCTTCCAGAAACACCGTATTTATCGTTTGTCCCGTCGTCCACCTCGTTGGGTTCACTGACCCGCTAACATCCAAACGCGCCTGATTGTATAACATCCCAGGTTGGGCGACGACGACATTCTTCACGCCATTGGAGGTAATCACTGCGTTCTGTGTAGGATTCGCGACATATGTCACGGGATAGTCCTTATGTGAAAGCGGTTCCATCCACATGGAGTAGTTGTTCGTGTTTTGCGTATTGGCGTTCAGGGCGCGGCCGCGCACTTTATTCATAGAAAGAGATGACATTACTAAATAGCGTATATACTACGTATAGACTAAATACTTCGCGTCCGCGTCCGCGTCCGCGTCCGAATCCGAATCCGTATCCGTGCCCGAATCCGTATCCGGATTATAGCAACGACCACGCTCCCTTATTAAACGGCGCAACGATAATATCATTGATTTTACCCTTCATTTGCTGAACCCGTGCCTCGTGGAGTGGATCCAGCATCTTCCCCGCCTCATAATTCTGAATACTCGCCATCAGTTTGGATGACGCAACATTCATCTCTGGTTTAGGTCCGTAGCAATTCACACCCGCCTTCATACTCGGATTATCAATATAACCTCCGTTGATACCCGGGCGTCCACAGCTGTTTTTCTTCGCAGGGTCGGTGCTCTTCTGGAGTTCTTCCCACGTGGACTTCTGGGTAGGGTAAAGTATCATCTGGTTATCCGACCAACCATACGAACACCACTCCGCGCCGGATTTATGCGCTTCTTCCATCTGTTCTATATTCGCAAGCTCCGCGCCATACGCTTGACATAGCGCCTTCGCATTGTCATAGTCATACACATTCGCGGGAATATGGAAAACCTGTTTTCTCATTTTGAGAGATGGACCTGCTCCTAAATCGGCTCCACTTGGTTCTTCTCCCGGGAGAGTCTGAGAGATTGTGATTTGCGGTTTGGTGGAGAGAAGATTGGATATTTCAGTTGTAATATTCGTATGAAAGAAATACTGGAATCCATTCAGGAGGACAATCACGATAAAAATTGCCCACAAGAATATCTCCAGGATAGAAACATTTGCGAATAATGTGTTTTCACGTGTATCGTTTTCGGAACCGCCGCCAGCTAAAGCATTTACTACAAAATATACCATAAAAATGACGACACAAATAATAAGTATCACACGGTAATTAATGAATTCGGTCATTTTACCATCCATCCAATCAAAAATACCGCTTACTTGACTTAAGCCGACACTTGCGGGGGATGGCGATGGATTGGATACTTGTGCGGTTGACATCTATGAAATGGAATGGAATGGAATGAAATGAAATGAATGGAATGAATGGAATGAATGGAATGAATGGAATGAATGAAATAAATGAATATGAATCTATATATTCCTGGTATATTATGTTTATTGAGGTGGCGGCAGCGGCGGCAGTGGCGCTTGTCTTTTGCGATAAAACAAACAATATGGCACATTACTCGTGATAGAATCACCCTTTATTTCCGTTTCTTTTACGGTTTCATCATTGAATGTATACCAGATATTACTCGCACTACATATCGTGGCCGTATAATGCCCACTTTTACTCGCATTACCGTGATGGTTACACACAGCGTATAAATCATAGATATAACTTTCACGTTTATACCCATTTACAAACGAACTCAAGTTAAGACCGCGAATTGGGATTTCCACTGGAATTGTCACTTTTATTGGTCCTCTCTCGGTATATTGAACACGTTTCAGGTCTATTATCATAATATTCGGCAGGCTCCAATACATAATATGTCGTTTGACCTTTTGGTATTTTTTAGTTTTATCATTAAACCACGCATTCGCACCTTCCATAACCTCGCCCTCGCAATAATGGCTAAAACAATCCATTAAGGTTGGAATACGCGTTTTTCCCGTTCCCGGTATTTCAACCAATGGTATAGACAGTGAAATGATAGAGAATGGCTCGGGGGATATACTCAATACTGCGGGTGCGGGTGCGGGTGCG